AAGTTAATTGATCTTGCTGGTTTGATAAAGATATCAGCAACAAATTCATTGCGGTCAATGACTGCTCCTGTGTTATTTGTTTCATCGCAAATCACAACAAAGTCAAATATACCTCTGTTGGATTGAACCTCTCTTAAGAATGGTTCAATAATATTTACGAAGTTTGTTCTAGTTAGTTCATCGTTGAACTCAAAGAGTTGATCCTTAGCCGCTGCTGATATAGCATCTTCTAAGAAAATGAACAATCTACGAACGTTGATTCGGTCAAATGCCGATCTCTTACCAAATCCTGTTTTGTCTCCAAAGAGAACAATACCAGCACCTGGTGAAAGTATAACAGGGTTAACTCTATTTGAATATAGAATGTCTCTCTGTTTCTTGCCTGGATTATAGACAAGTTTAACTGAGTTAAGTATCACACCCCTTGCGGTTCCTGCGGGAGAGAACCAAGGGAACTGTTCTAAATCAGTTCTTGCACAAGTTCCAGCGATATCACCGTTTAATGGTACATATCTAAATGTATTATTAAATCGGTCAAACATATATTTGTATCCACTATCGAATACACCATATGTTGAAGATGATATTGGAGCATAGTAACTTACGATGTTTTCAGTCATCGTATCAATATTATTCACCGTGACAGTTCCTGCTGAACTATCATTCAAGAATGCTTGACGATAGGGTGAGATGAATGCAACTGCATCTTTTCTAAATTCTGCAACTGCAAGAACTTTTTCTGCAAGTGCCTGTGACTGCTCTTTTGGATGGTGAGCAGCACCCATCATGATGAAGTCTACTTCGACTTCCTCTGTATTTGAAAATAATTCGTAACCACTGATTAGGTCATCAACACCTGATGTCAAAGCACCGACTGTTGTGTAGTCTGTCTTATCTCCGTAGTTTGTACCACCTGCTAGAGAAGCAGTTACGACACCTGAAACACCAAAGTTTACTGCATTTGCATCCTGATCCCATCCACTATCAGCATCTAAAGTGTTATTAGATGGAATACTATATCCAGCAGTTGTGATTCCAGCTGGTTCACTGCCACCGTAAATGTATTGTGAATTAGTAGCAAGATACTTTCTCCAGTATGATGTTGAACCTACTGAGTATTCAGCGTCTTTTGCTTTTGATAGATTAAGATGTTTCTCAAGGATTGTTCCTGTATTTCCAGTAATTGTTCCTTTGTCATCAATCACAACAACGTGAACTTCATCAAATCTACCACCTCTAGAAGCAGCATATGTTGATGTGCTTGGTCTATCTGCGATTGCATCCCACTCTATCTTAAGTGGATTACCATTTGCATCTGTGCTTGTTAAAACAATTTCTTGTCTTTCAAACCAGTCAACTGCTTGTGTGTAAGCAACATCAACACCATTGAATACAACTGAACTACCTGCTGTAGTTAATCCAACTGTTCCAGATGGTGTAAAGTTATAAACTCCACCTTGCTGATAATTTTGGTTTGTGACTGTTCCAGCAGCAGAAACGTGTGAAAGAACTTTAACCTCAAGTGTAGTATCTGTACTCTTTGTTACGATTCCTTTTATGTAACCATCAAGAACACTTGTTCCACCAGCACCTGCAGCGACTCTTCCGACTGCTGTTTGTGTTACCGCTGTACCAACTTGAACTGTATTACCAGAAGGAACAGTTAGTATTTGATCTGCAGCACTGTCTATGATTGAAATTCTAATTCCATTTGCATAACTACCAGGTGTTTTTGCTGCGACTGTTACACCTGTTATTGTGTTATCATCATAACCTAATTGATTATAGTGAGTATCACTCTTAATTCTTATTGAAGATGCAGCACCTACAAAAGCATTTTTAAGACCAACACCAGTCTGTGTATTGAAATCATCAGCACGAATGACTTGCATTGTTCCACCGTATGCTAGGTAAGAAGATGCAACCATCCAATATTCGTAATGATTATCTATTGAATAAGGTTGTCCAAAAGTTTGTAGTAGATCCTCCTCACTTTCAATGAGTTGTGGTTCCTCTACAGGACCTTTCGTAAATGGAGCAACTAACGCACCGATAGAGCCGCTTGTAGCGTCTACTCTACCAATGGTAAGGTCAACTTCTCTAACTAGGATACCAGGAGAGGCTAAATTTACCGCCATCTTGTATTCTCCGATCTCAGGAATATTTTTCTGAAATTATTTATTAAAATACCCTTTTTCATCGGGGAAACAGTGCATGAACTACCAATCAGGGTATTCCCATTTGTTACTTATCTTATTCTTGGACTTTTTAACTCTTGCTATCGTACAAGTTTTACACTCATATGAATATGATGATTGAATACTTTTATTCTTCCTTATTAAGTAAAATCCATCAATTAATTCTTTTACTTTCCCACAAACACGACACTTTCTTTCTGTAAATACAAAATGACTTTCTTCTAGTTGTTCATCAAAATCCATCACAGAACTTGAATAACACCATTACAATCTGGAATATCTTGTAATATCTTATTTTCTATACCTTGTTTAAGAGTCATAGCACTCATTGCACAACTTGTACAAGCACCACCTAATCTAACTTTTACAAATTTTGTATCCTCTTCTATTTCTACAAATTCTACAAATCCTCCATCTGCTTCAATATAAGGAGCAATTTCAGATAAAGATTCAATTACATTACTAGCAGTTAATTCCATTACATATAATCCCACATATAAGATCTGTCACCATATTCATCAGTATGCCATACCTCTCCGTCTTTGTCAACAAAAGAAGTATCATCCATACCATCAGACATGAATCCAAAAGGTGCCATATCCTGCTCTATTTGATTTTTCTGCTCTTCATATATTCTCTTTCTTACATCATTGTCAGTCATCTCTTTGAAATAGTCTTGTGCAACTAACCAAGCAAATATCACAAGACACATTGCTAAGTCATCATTACATCCTTCTTCTGCTTCAAATGAATTGTGTTTTTGTGCAAAAGTAGTAAGTTCAGAAATTATATCATAATCTATGATAAGTATTTTATCATCTTCTAAAAGAGTTTTTAAGTTGGAACAACCTAATTTTTTAACTGCCTGTGTAGTTCTGACACCTAATTGAGATCTTTTACCACTAAACCCTGCACCAACAACCTGACCTGCACGACCTCTTTGTGAACACATTAGTAAATTATCATATTCTAAGTCATAGTTTAGAATAGATGCAACTTGATCACCAATATCGTTTACTTCACATAATATAAATGCTTTATTATATGCTTTACCTATATCATCAATGATACTTGGAAATAACATTGGTTTGATTTCGTTATTTCGATACTTAGCAACTGCCTTATATGGAAAATTTGTTATATCAAATACTATAAAAGCAGAATAATCATTTCCTAAACCACGAGCAACATCAACTGTAATCAAATAATTATGATTTTTTCTGGGCGATTCATAAACATCTAATCCAGCATTTTTTTGTATTGGATTTTCATATACTAAATTTTTTAATTTAGCAGGATTTATCAAAGTATTTACAGACCCTAAAAACTCACATTCAAACTCAACTTTAAACTGCTGCTCTGATGTGTTTGCAATGGTTTGTTCTCTCCAAGTTTCATCACGACCAGGTACTTCTGACCAATGAACTTCAGTTGGAATATATTCATTTTTACCTCTCTCTGCTTCATGCCACATTCGGTAAAAATGATTCATACCTCGTGGTGTAGATACAATTATAACTTTTGTTTTTTGTCCTGAAGTAATTGTAGGATATACAGACGCAAAGAAATCATCGGCAATGTGATTTGGTATGAACGCAAACTCATCAAGAAATATTACGTTGTATGATCCACCTCGAACTGCTGATGATGATGTAGAGTTAGCAGATATTTTTGAACCATTCTCGATTTCTAAAGAACCTTTATTCCAAGATATAATACCTTGTTGCATCCATCTTGGTAAATTTTCATATGCCAGTTGCAGTCTACCTAATAAATCACGGGCAGTTGAAGCTTTGTTTGCAAGTATAGCAATATTAACATTATCATTAAAAATCGCATAATGTAATAGATATGATACAACCGTTGTCGATTTACCCGTCTGCCGAGGCATTTTACATATGTTGAAACGGTTCTCATGGAAATTTTGAATTAACTTTTTTTGAAAAGGATATTGCTTGAACGGAACTAAACCTTCATCTAGAGATACGATTTTGATATAATTATTCGCAAAATAAACTGGATCATCTTTACACTTTAAGAACTCAATAATATTCTCTTGTGTAAATTCAATCTGAGTATTCGCCTTTTTTAAATTGGGATTACCAAGATAAACTTCACTCATTTAAATAATTATGAAATAGTAAATGCCACCTTAACTACTTTGACACTTCCGCCATTTGATGCTGCAGTTAATGTATCTGTAAAATCTTTTTCAATTACAATTGATTGTAATGTACCTAAAGTAAAACTACCGATTGTAGTTCCACCAGAATCCTTTCTTGTTATGACTAACGCTGCGGAATGACCATTGTAAAGTCTTACCACACTAGCTGAGTCAACATTTGAAGCAGATGATAAATCACCCTCTGCTGCTAAGACTTTAATTAACATAATTCTAAACTTTATTGACTATTTATGCACTATACATATCTCCATCTCTTCTGGTACTTTTTATAAACTCTCTTCCTTGTTTTCTCTTCTCATCACTAAACGGATCTTTTACTTTTTTGATTTTATTTGGTTGAATATTTTTTGTAGCTACTGTAAACTCTGTTTTATTTACGGCTTGCCTTAAATCACTTTTTGGAACTGTTACGTCTTGAACAACTGGTTCTACTTTTTTTCTTATTCCTATTTTTCTCAAAAATTCTTTATTTTTTTCATTTGCTCTCATTCTAGCATATGCTTCAGCACCTCCTTTGTCACTTGTTACATATGCTCTATTTGGTTCTCTATAAGGTTTAAATTTTTTATAATAACTCGCCATTCTTTTACCTCCATCAAAAGCATAACTACCCGTTGCTGACTTAAAACCTTGTGTGGTTACTTTTTTAGCAACATCACTTGTTGTTCCATGAAACATTCTGGTGGTTGGACCAACATTTTTTACTGCTTTAAAAGTTGGACCTGCTCTCATCACACGACTTAATCCTTTTACTGCTCTGATTGCTCCTGCAACTTCATTTAATTCTTGGTTGAATTGCTCATATGTTTTCATTATGCAGATCCACCATCTTTTTTCCTTGCTTTTCTAAGTTTAGACAATAATTTTCTCTCCACCGTGTCTGGAACATTTTTAAAATAATCTACGTCAAATGTAGTAGTTTTCCCCGTTGTAGTTCTACCACCGATCATATCACCAATCATTTTATCACTTCGAGTTATTGGTTGTGGTGGATTATACAATTGTCTTGTTGCATCTCCCTTATTTCTAAGAAAATTTCTTGTAGTTTTATCACCTCTATCCTTTAATATTTTATCTAAAAACCTATCTCTTTTTTTACTCTGACCTCTTAGTCCAGTGCCAGATAATTGTCTTGTTGCTGTTGGATTATAATTAACAAAATTACCACTCATAGACTTCATAATGTTTGCACCCTTTTCACCCATTTGAGTTTTTTGAAAATCTCTTAATACATTCTCTGCAGATCTGCGTGGTGAAAGAAACATATTATTAGGATGATTTCTCATCTTCATTATCATATCTTTTTTTAAAGGTTTTTTACCCAATCCAGTAAATCGACCAACACTTTTTCCTAACTTCAACATTGTTTCAAATTTATTGAGTTCTGTTATGAACTGACTATAATTTTTCATCAGCAGTTCCACCTACGTAATGCTTTATTAATTCTTGAATCTGGATCTCTTCTTGTCTTTGCAGATGTAAGTTTCTTCTTCATACCTTTCATTCTCCTACAGAATGATAGTCTTCTCTTTGCAGATTTAGAACCTTTCTTTAATTTTTTAGGATCTTTTGTGACTGCAGTTTGTAATTTAGAACCAGGATTTTCACGACGATATGCTTTGACTGCCTTTTTACTTAAACCATCAGTCTTATCTTTACGATTTACCTTTTGCCAATCTTCATCTAATTCATCTCTCCAGTTCGACATACTCTCTTTAAGTGGTTTTGCTTTAATTATATCAATAGTTTCAATTTCTGTAAACTTAATATCATCAACATTCCAATCTTGAATTATCAATTCACTTTCAATTGCAGTATCCTCAGTAGCAAATTTTTCTGTGGGGTCTGGTTTTGATTTAATTCCTAATACTGCTCTAAAAGGCACAGTTGCTAATTTACCAACATCTTTTATTCTATTTTTAAGAGAT